TTTAATTATAGCTCCCCTCCATGGATTCGAACCATGAACCTACGAGTTAACAGCTCGTTGCTCTGCCGTTGAGCTAGAGAGGACTGGTTCTATCTATATTCTATACTATACTCATGGGTCAAATTGAAATTATTAAAACTGTAAAGAACTTCTTAACCAAAGAAGAGATGCAGTTGTGGGTAGACTTTTGCGACTCTGCCGTTGAATCCAGGCAATCTGAGATGGCAATCTATGCCAACGGCCTGAGGTATATCTTTCAATTTGGAAAAGACAAGTGCGACACTCACTACGCATCAAACACTGATCTAAGTGCCATACCAGAGCTTGAGGCAGAGTCTAGGGATTTATTTTCTCGGGTCATCTCAATCAGCAAAAATCTATTTGATGACGAATCAAAGATGTATATGACAGGGTTTTGGGTCTCGAAGCAATTACCTGGATCTTATGTAGGGGAGCATGAAGATACCGACGAGGGGTTGAATGATCACTTTAAATACAGTGCTGTTCTATATTTGAATACATTAGCGAGCACTGGTCAATTGATGTTTACAGATCTTGGCCTAAGTGTCACTCCCGAAGCAGGAGATTTAGTCGTGTTTAAATCTCTGCCATCCGGAAAGCATAAGGTTGACCCAATCAACGAAGACAGGTACACCCTAGCCTTCTGGATGACAGAAGATGAAAATTACTCTATCTAGCCGTAACTAAGCGACGCTTCTGAGCATCCCATACCTTTGGACGCTTCTTTGATGCCTTACCGTTCTTTCGATCAGTAGTTGTCTTCTGAGGAGCCTGTGCTCCACCCTTGCCTTTTGCCATTTTATTTCCTATCTGCCGTAAAACGGAATATCTGATTTAACAATTTTACTTAGTTTTCCAGTAAAGATCGCCAAACATTTTCTTTTTCCAGATAAAACTTCCAAGACCTCATGCGGATGGTCTACATCTGACTTGAAATATACTAGCGTACCAGCTGCTGGTTTTTCTAAGATATTTTGATTAGGGAAGCTAATCTCCCCGCCGGTGAAGTCCTCATCAGCTGAGGTTAGATATAAAACCCCAGACCAATCATTTACTTCTTCAATGTCAGCATCAAAAGGAGATCCATCTACTTCACAGCTGTCACAGTGGAGTTGATGTTTTCCACCTTCAAGTATTACTTGATAGAAAGCATTAACAAGACGTATATCGTCAACTTCATAAGTTTTACCTATTGCGTCTAGAACTTTTTTAATGGTAGATGTCACCAATAAATTCTCAGTGTCATGGCCGACATTATCCGAGTAACCGATTTTACTTGCCTCTAGCGGAGTTGGCCAACCTAAGGCAGAGAGCTGGTTGTGTCTAGGGGTAGGGGTAGCCCTTACCTCTAGTAACTCATTGATGAGGGCGCACTCTTCTTTAGAGATAAAATTGGGTATTACGTAAACTGACATATGTAAATTATATGTCTATACCGCGGTTTGTAGCTCTCCAAGTAGAGGGGGCGTGATTTGCCTCAACTGCTTTTTTATTTAAGTTATCTTCATAAAGACGAAGTATGTGGATACAAGGATCACTACCATCTTCGAACTCAGCATCTTCTGGTTCGGACGTTGGCAAACCGTCATGGGTATAGCAGACAGAGGGTCCGCACCAACCCTGCTTGATACCGTGAGACAGCCACTCTTCAAAATCTTGCATATATAAATAATAACCCCTACCCGACACGATGTCAAGTAGGGGTTCTTATTGCTTTAGGTTTATAGACCAGTTTCGTCAGACGAAGCTGATTCAGACTTCTTGCCCTTATCTGCCTGACCACCGAATGCAGAGTTGATCTCGTCAACGTCTAGCTTTCCGTCAATCATATAGGCGCGAGAAAGATTTTCTGCGACGTCCATGACGCCAATAAATGCGGCCATAGCGCCCGCTTGCCAGAGTTCGACTCCAGCGATTGAACCACCAGCGAAAGTTCCACTTACGCGGAGGATGATTAGTGCGGCGGTTCTTCTGAATACTTCAGAGAATACTCCCATTTTTACTCCTAGGATAGATGCGATTAATATGCTTCTCTCCCAAGCAGTACAATTTTACCACTTATCGAAGGTTAGGAGTAGGGATCTTCCTATTTAAGGCGATCTTGTGTTTTCTTCTGAGAGACTCTCGCTGTGACTCAGTAGTTCCGCCCCAAATGCCTATTTCTGCGTTTTTTAGGGCATATTCTAGGCACTGTAGAGCTAGGGGGCAGTTAGCGCATACTCGCTTAGCTTCTGACATATTTAAATACTTGGATACAACCTTATTTGGAGATACCTCGATCTCCTGGGGGAAAAAGAGCTCAGGGTCTACGGTAGAGCACGCTGGTGTATTGTCGACAATAAACCGAGGAATTGATAGATCTCTACTGTTTAGACGTTGTGCCATTAATTATCCTCGTTTTGCGCTAAACCCAGTTCCATTGAAGGTGATGGGAGGTGTGCCGAATATACGTAACAGTTTACCGTTACATCCGGCTTCCGCGCAAGTCGATCTAGTGGCTTCTTCTGTCATTCCACGTTTTTCTGAAAACGTGTGCTCAGGATTCTCTGAGCATTTATATTCGTACGTTGGCAAGGCATCTCTCCCGAACTGGTAGCATTGATAGTATAAATTGTATCAATAGGAGAGAGCGCCAGTGGCAACTACCTACATCCTCGACACCAGCGTATTGCTGGCTAGCCCAAAATCTATATTTTCTTTCGAGGAGCATGAGGTTGTTCTCCCGTTAATAGTCATAAAAGAACTAGAGACTAAAAGAAACGATCCAGAAATTGGATATTTGGCTAGACAGGCGCTTCGTTCTTTAGAAGAACTTAGACAGTCTAAGGGTGACCTAAAAACTGGTGTTGTCGTAAATACCGATAACGGTACTCTACGAGTAGAGGTTAGTCCGGGAGACAGATCTCTGTTGCCAGAAACCCTGAGAGACAGCTACTCTCACGACACTGCGATACTGTCTGTAGCAGCCACTTTGTCCAGTAGCGGGCAGAAAGTCGTGTTGGTCAGTAAAGATCTTCCAATGCGCCTTTTAGCCTCGACAGCGGTAAATATTGTTGCAGAAGACTATAGAGCCGACATCCTGCCAGACTCTGGATACACCGGACTGATTCAGGTTCAAGTCACCAAAGAAGTGCTTGACTCTCTGTACGAGAACAAAACACTAAGAATCAGCTCCGTGAGCGAGGAGCTGAAAGATATTCCAGTTCACACAGGGGTTATTCTGAAATCCGGTAGATCATCAGCTATTGCCAGAATCACCACTAGTGGCTCAGTCGAATTGATCCCACAAGATCTTGAAGCTTTTGGAGTCCGCGGTAGATCGGCAGAACAGAGAATTGCTCTAGCTCACCTACTTGACCACTCTATTGGCGTAGTTTCCATGAGTGGAAGTGGAGGAACCGGAAAGAGCATGCTAGCTCTAGCAGCTGGACTAGATTCTGTCCTAGAGCAGCGAACCCACAAGAAGATAGTCGTGTTTAGGCCGCTATTTGCAGTTGGAGGTCAAGAACTTGGATTCCTTCCTGGTAGCGAAGCCGAGAAGATGAACCCTTGGGCAGCGGCTGTTTACGATGCACTAAGTGCTTTTGCATCTAAAAACGCCATTGAAGACGTTATGGATCGAGGGATCATCGAGGTTCTTCCGTTAACCCATATCCGCGGTAGAACTTTCACTGACACAATCATAATTGTCGATGAAGCTCAGAACCTAGAACGTAATGTGCTACTTACCGCTCTAAGTAGGACAGGCGAAAATACCCGCGTGTTTATCAGCAGCGATGTCGCCCAAAGAGACAACCTCCGCGTTGGTCGTCACGATGGTATCGCCTCAGTAGTCGAGAAGCTTAAGGGGGAAGAGCTATTTGCTCACATAAAGCTAACTAGATCTGAGCGCAGTAGAGTAGCAGAGATGGTAACCAGACTCCTCGACGAGTAGCATTAAATGAGAAAACCCCCTCTTTCGAGGGGGTTTCTTTTTAGTTGTCCTTACCGCACGGGCAAGTTCCACCGCATTTGCAGCCGTCCATGATTCCTCCTTAGAAGTCCCAGTCGTCGTCAGTAATAGATTCGTGCTTGCCCATAACGTAGCTTGAACCAGACCCCGAGAAGAAGTCGTGATTCTCGTCTCCGCCTGGAGATAGTGCAGCCATGATTGCAGGATTTACGTTACACACTTCCTTAGGGAATAGTGCCTCAAACCCAAGGTTCATCAGGGCCTTGTTCGCGTTGTAGTGCAGGAACTTCTTGACATCTTCGGTAAGACCCTTCTCGTCGTAAAGATCTGCAGTGTACTTGATCTCGTTCTCGTATAGTTCGAGAAGTAGATCATATGTGTACTGCTTCAACTCTTCCTGGCGCTCTGGAGTAGCTTCATTGTAAGCAAGCTGGAACTTGTAGCCGATGTAGTATCCGTGAACGGCCTCGTCACGAATGATTAGGCGAATAAGATCGGCAGTGTTTGTCAACTTGGCGCGTGAAGACCAGTACATAGGTAAGTAGAAACCTGAATAGAACAAGAATGACTCAAGCAGGGTTGAAGCTACCTTGCGCTTCAATGGGTCCTCACCGTTGTAGTAGCTAAGAATAATCTCGGCCTTCTTCTGAAGGTAAGGGTTTTCCTCCGACCAACGGAACACTTCGTCAATGTCAGCAGTCGAGCACAGGGTTGAGAACACGCTTGAGTAGCTCTTAGCGTGAACGCTCTCCATGAACGCGATGTTGGTGATTACGGCCTCTTCGTGAGGGGTGCGAGCATCTGGCATGATACTCATTGAACCAACAGTGCCCTGGATGGTATCCAGCATGGTCAAACCAGTGAATACGCGCATAGTTAACAACTTCTCAGCTGGGGTTAGGGTGCTCCAAGACTGAATATCGTTAGATATCGCAATCTTCTCGGGCAACCAGAAGTTCTGAGTTAGACGATTCCAGACCTCTAGGTCTACCGAATCTTCAACCTTGTTCCAGTTGATAGGACGAGTTATAGCTGACATGATACACAACCTTCCATTTCTGTTCCTTCTAGTGCATTCTGACGAATACGGATGTAGTAGATAGTCTTAATGCCCTTCTTCCATGCGTAAATCTGTGCACGGTTAACATCGCGGGTAGTTGCAGTGTCCTTGAAGAACAGGGTTAGTGATAGACCCTGGTCAACGTGCTGGGTTGCAGCTGCGTAGACGTCGATAATTGCCTCTGGGCCAATCTCATAAGCATCCTTGAAATACTCAAAGTTGTCGTTTGTTAGACCAGGCGCTGGGTAATAGACACGACCAAGCTTCCCCTCTTTACGAACTTCGATAGGGGCAGCAATCGGGTGGATAGAGCTAGTTGAGTTGTTCACGTAGCTAATCGAGCCAGTTGGTGGCACTGCCTGTAGGTTCTGGTTATAGAGGCCGTGCTCCATTACAAAGTCACGAAGTTCTGCCCAATCTTTTCTCTTAGGGAGCTTAATTTTAGCTTCCTTGAAAATCCCAGCAACTTTCTCTGTTGCAGGCTCCCACTTCTGATCGACGTATTTACTGAAGAAGCTGCCGTCAGCATACTTAGACTTCTCGAAGCCATCAAACGGACTCTTGGTCTCCTGAGCCATCTCTGCAGACGCCTTAATAGCGTTATACAGAATGGTCATGAAGTACATGTTGGTAAAGTCCAAAGACTCCTCGTCGCCGTAGTGCATGCGCGATTCACCAAAGTAGCCGTGAAGGTTCATCTGGCCAAGACCGATAGCACGAGATTTTAGGTTACCTTCAGCAATTGACATGACTGAATCGATATAGCTAATGTCGGCTACCGAGGTGAGCGCCTTAATGGCGGTCTTGACTGACTTAGCAAAATCAGGAGACTGCATCATCTTAGCTACGTTCAATGAGCCCAGATTACAAGAAATGTCCTTACCAATTTCCTTGTAGCTAAGGTCGTTGTTGTAGGTGGTCGGGGTGTTCACCTGAAGGATCTCAGAGCAGAGGTTCGACATGTTGATGCGACCCTCAATTGGGTTAGCTGCGTTTGTGGTGTCCTCGTACATGATGTATGGGTAACCGGACTCGAACTGAAGTTCAGCAATTCGCTGTAGAAGTTCACGTGCCTTGATCTTAGTCTTCTTAATCTCGGCGTTGTCAACCATCTCCTGGTACTTCTCGGTAACCGAGATATCACCAAACGGAATACCGTAGATACGCTCTACGTCGTAAGGAGAGAAGAGGTACATGTCTTCGCCATTCTTGGCAAGTTCCATAGTTACATCAGGAATCACAACACCGATTGAAAGAGTCTTGATGCGAATCTTCTCATCGGCGTTCTCACGCTTGGTGTCCAAAAAGCGCATGATGTCTGGGTGGTGGGCGTTTAGATAGACCGCACCGGCACCCTGGCGGGCACCCAGCTGGTTGGCATAGCTGAATGAGTCTTCTAGCAACTTCATCACTGGGATGACGCCAGATGACTGGTTCTCAATCTTCTTGATTGGTGCGCCAAGCTCACGCAGGTTGCTGAGGTTCAGGGCAACACCGCCACCACGCTTTGAGAGTTGTAGGGCCGAGTTGATGCCGCGAGAGATCGACTCCATGTTGTCTTCGATACGAAGCAGGAAGCAGGAGACGAACTCACCGCGCTGCTTCTTACCAGCGTTGAGGAATGTAGGAGTTGCAGGCTGGAAGCGGCCAGAAATAATCTCATCGACTAGATCCTTTGCAAATTCTTCGTTGCCCTTGGCCAACATAAGGGCGTTCATTACAACGCGGTCTTCAAAGCGCTCTAGGTAGCGGGAGGCGTCAAACGTCTTTAGGGCGTACTGGCTGTAGAACTTATATGCACCTACGAAGGTAGGGAATCGAAATTTATGAGAGTAGGCCTGCTTGAAGAGGTCCTTGATAAACTCCTCGGAGTATTGGTCTAGGACTTCTTTTTCGTAATACTCGTTCTCCACTAGATAGTGAAGCTTCTCCTCGATTGAGTGGAAGAAGACGGTGTTCTGGTTTACGTGGTCCAGGAAGTAACGGCGTGCCGCTTCTTTGTCCTTATCAAACTGAATAGTCTTATTCTCTCCCCATAGGTTGAGCATTGCGTTTAGTTCGTGATAGCTGTAGTTCTCCACAGTAGGTCGAGCCTCTCTTTTACTTGTTCTACGTCGTCTGGTGTTCCCATAATTTCAACGCGATACAGCAAAGGTACACCAGTTTTTGCTGAAATCATTTCGGCAGCCCGACAATAGTGGTCACCAAAATTTGTATTGCCCATTCCGACAACACCGCGTAGCAGCTCTCTGTTGGCCTTAAAATTTAAAAACTTCTTGACCTGAACAGGGATTGTAGTTCCCTCATTGCCACCACCATAAGTGGGGACTACGAGTATGTACTCTTTTGTAGCCATAAGAGGCTCGTCACCGTTCCACCGGATAGGTATCCTGTGGTTTGGTAGGTCTAACTTCTCTACAAACCTGTGCGTATTGTTAGAGACATTAGAAAAATATACAATGTCATACACTTTTACGCAAGTGCAGATAGCTTATCTGGGCGGAAACCGCTCCAGTGCTCATCGCCAGCAATCACAACTGGAGCTGCCTGATACCCGAGAGACTTTACCATTTCCATGGCCGCGGCGTCTTCACTCAAATCTATAACTTCGAAAGATACATCCTTGTTTGTCAAGTATTTCTTAGTGCTTTCGCATTGAACACAAGCAGGAAGGGTGTACACAGTTACCATTTTATTGGTACCTTTCAATGTTTAGACGAGAAATCCTGACGCTTATCGACCAATAAATTGGCCACGTCAGGACTGATTGGATAACCAGTATAGAACAAAATCTAGTAGCTGATTTTTATTCTTTATCTAAGAATAGTGCTTCAACGATCTCTTTGCAAATCGGGCATACCGGGAACTTCTTCGGGTCCCTGCTAGGAATAAAAAGTTCACCGCAAACAGCCAATACTGGTTTACCTAGAACATAACCTTCAGTTACTGACACCGATTCAGCGTAGTGAGCGTACTTCGGTCCACCAGTATCGGTGACTAGCTCCTCTGTAGAAGTGTCTTGAATAGAAATAGTCATGCTCCTAGTATACGGCTTATCAATTGCCTTCCGGTGCGGTACAATTAAAGGGACTCTAGCCCTCTCCCCGTCGAAACGAGTTAAGTTGAGCTCCCCTGCAGGTCTATATAACATAATTGCCGATCAAGGTTCGACACTTTCGCGCGTCATCTACTACAAAGATCCAGCTAAAAAGCCAATCAAATTTAACGGATACACTGCTCGCATGCAAGTTAGGGCTTCCTTTGATAGCTCTGTCGTTATTTTAGAGTTGACAACTGAAAATGGTGGGATAGAGCTCGGAGCCACCGACGGAAGCATCTCTCTTTACGCGGAAGACACAACGATGATCTCTATCCCAGAGGGTATCTACGTATATGACTTAGAGCTTATTGCTCCATCAGCAGAGCTTTTTGTTTACAAAATTCTTCAAGGCAATTTTGCAGTTAGATCGGAGGTGACCAGATAATGGCTGGTTACACAGTTAGTTCGGTTACGTCCGGTAAATACGCTAGACAAGTTTCTGTGGCGGCTTCAGGTCCACAAGGTGCTGCTGGCCCTACTGGCGCTACCGGTCCCGCTGGAGCCGCTGGAGCAGCTGGCGGACTCTCCGCTAGATATAAATTTCTAAACAGCTACAACGCAGCCAACCCTGGTGGCGGATATTTTGCTTTCAACAACTCAACTTTTATGTCAGCAACAGAGCTATACATCTCACAAAATGATATGGCTACTGATTCTCAGGCAGCACTTCTGAGCGCAGTTATTCAATCTACTAATGGCTATAAGTCTGTTATCACAGTACAAAAAGTTAGTGATCCAAGAAAAACTGCTCGATTCTACATAACTGGTGGAAGTGACAACTCCGGCTGGTGGGATTTCCAAATCGAGTACATCGGCGGGTCCATATTAAGTTGGACCTACAACGAACAAGTAGAGATTCTTGTTGCCCCAATTGGAGATGCTGGAGTTGCTGGAGCTGTAGGCCCGACTGGTGCAGCTGGCCAGGGTGTACCAACTGGAGGTGCTACAGGTCAGATTCTTAGAAAGACCTCAAACTCAAACTACGCAACCGAGTGGGTAGACCCAGAGGCAGTTCAAGACGTCTCATTGAATGAATTAACAGACGTCAATTTAAGCGCATTAACCGACGGTCAAGTTCTAGTTTACGATCAAGATACCAATGCTTGGTTACCCGTTTCCCCCGAAAACCTCCCTCAATCGGCCGGAGCTCTCTCTGGTACAATTGAAGGCGGGTCCGCATCTACTTTTTAAGGGTTAAATAATGGCCATACAGATACAACTTCGAAATGATACTGCCGCCAACTGGACTTCAGCTAACCCGACACTAGCTCGTGGTGAAGTAGGTGTCGAGATAGATACCAACAAGATGAAAATTGGTACCGGGTCCCTAACTTGGACCAATCTCCCGTACACAGGCGTAGATGCCGAAGAATTAATTCCTCTTGTCTCCTACACTCATACTCAGGGACAGAGCAGCTCTACATGGGAAATAGAGCACAACCTAGGCTTCTACCCATCAGTCAACGTCTTTATGTCGTCTGGCGATGTGGTAGAGGGGGCTATCGAGCACCAAGATACAAACACTCTAACAATCACCTTCTCGGTAGCCATTTCGGGTACCGCCTATCTCTCCTAAGAAAGAAGAAAATAAGAAATGGCTAAGCAATTTCTAACCAATCTGAATCTCAATAAAAATGAGCTTCAGAATGCGAAAATCCAGAACCTGGCGTCTGACCCGTCTTCTCCGGTATCTGGTCAAATCTACTACAACAGCGTTGACAACGTACTAAAGTACTACAACGGAAGCTCATGGCTTGTCCTGGCTCAGGGTGGTAGCGTAACAGAGGCAATCAACGCCGCTATTACCGCGCTAGACCTACCTGGCACCTACGATGCACTTGGCGCTGCAGCTTCGGCTCAGGCCGCAGCCGAAGACTACGCTGATGGCCTAGCATCTAACTACGATGCTGCTGGTTCAGCAGCTAGCGCAGCAGCTACTGCATACAGCAACGCTGTCAGCTACGCTGATGGCCTAGCATCTAACTACGATGCTGCCGGTTCCGCTGCAACTGCATATACCAACGCTGTAAGCTACGCAGATGGCGTAGCCACAGACCTAACCTCAGACATCGCTAACGCCAAGTCTGAAGCTATCACTGCAGCAGAAGGCTACACCGACAACGCCATAGCTGCTCTTGTGGACTCTGCCCCAGACCTACTAAATACTCTTGGAGAGCTAGCAACAGCCCTACAGGAAAACCCAGACATCATTTCTGACCTACAGGATGTTGCTGCTGGCAAGCAGGACACCCTAACCGCAGGAACTGGCATCAGCATTGTTGATGACACAATTTCTGTAACAGCAAACACTTACGATGCATATGGTGCTGCAGCTTCAGCTCAGACAGCAGCTGAAGGTTACGCTGACACCGTCGCAGATACAGCAGAAGACAATGCAAAGGCATACGCCGACGGTCTAGCCGTTAACTATGACGCTGCTGGTGCTGCTGCAACTGCATACACCAATGCAGTTTCATACGCAGATGGTCTCGCTACAAACTACGATGCTGCCGGTTCGGCTGACACAGCGTACAACAACGCAACTTCTTACGCAGACACAGCTGCTGGAAATGCCTACGACAACGCAGTTAGCTATGTAGACAATGCAATCAACAACATTGACCTCACCTACACAACTGACGATGTTGAAGAAGGTACCAACCTATACTTCACCCAGGCTCGCGCCCGCGGTGCAGTAAGCATCGGTGACTCTACCCTAGAGTACAACTCATCTACTGGTGTATTCACTGCAAACACCTCAGTTATGGCTACACGTACCTACGTTGATGGCGAAATCACTGATGTAACTTCTTATGTAGACGGCGAAATCACTGACCTATCGTCAGAGCTAACAACCGCTTACGAGAACGCAGACGACGCCCTTGAGACCAGCCTTACCACTGCTTACCAGAACGCAGACAGCGCACTTGAGACCAGCCTTACTCAGGACTTCAACGATGCTGACAACGTTGTTCTTACCACCTTGCGTTCGGAGATCGCAGCGGCAACCGAGGGACTAAACGTCCACCAGGCAGTTAAGGCAGCAACCACTGGCAACATCAACCTTGCTGATGCGTCTGGTCTAGTAGTCGACGGTGTGACAATCGAAGACGGCGACCGTGTCCTGGTTCGCGCTCAGACTTCTGCAGCAGAAAACGGTATCTACGTATCTAACGGAGTTGCCCTTACTCGTGCAACAGATTACAACTCTGTTCCAGAGGTAAGCACTGGTGACTTCGTATTCGTAGACCAGGGTACTCTATACGCTAACACCGGCTGGGTACAGCAGGATGTTGTAGTAACTATAGGCACTGACCCAATTGCTTTTGGTCAGTTCTCTGGTGCTGGTACATTTACTGCAGGTAACGGTCTAACCCTAACCGGTGGCGAGTTCAACGTAGTTGGAACCACGGGTCGAATTGATGTAGGCGCAAACTCTGTTGACATCTCTGAAGACTACGTCGGTCAGACTTCGATCACCACAGTTGGAACCATCACTACCGGCACATGGAATGGTTCGACCATTGATGTTGCTCACGGTGGCACTGGAGCTACAACCCTAACTGGTTATGTAGTAGGTAACGGCACAGACCCACTAAGCACCGTATCTGTGATTCCTGGTTCAGACATTGATGGTGACATTGATGGCAACGCCGAGAACGTAAACGGCACTGTTGCAATTGCAAACGGTGGTACCGGAGCTACTACAGCTGCAGGCGCTCGCGCTAACCTAGGTGCAACTACCAAGTACGCAGAGAACAACGGCAGCCTAAGCGCTACCGGCGGTATTGTGACTTGGACCGTATCTCACGCGCTAAACACCACAGACGTAACCGTCCAGATGCGTGACACTTCAAGCAACGCAGTTGTAGAAGCTGACATCGTAATCACCAACGCTAACACCGTAACTATCGCCTGGAACTCTTCGACCACTGTCTCTGCAGACAGCTACCGTGTCGTAGTTACTGGCTAATAGTAAAATATAGAAGACTAAAGAAAGAGGTCGCCCCAAATGGCTAGCAAGAAGTTCCTAACGCCAATTAACATTGTGCAAGGTTCTGCGTTCCCAGCGGATGCCGATCAAGGCGACCTCTTTTTTAGGTCTGACATAGGTTCCATGTACACCTATGACGGCACTGGTTGGATATCTATGACCAGCAGTGACGTCACAAACGTGGATGGCGGAGACGCCTCAAGCTCTTACAACATCAACTATGACGGTGGCGGACCGTCCTCTTTCTAGGAATAGGGAAATAAGACAATGGCAGTCAGAATTCAATTTAGACGCGGTACCGCCGCTGAATGGGCCTCGGCCAATCCAACGCTAGCCGCTGGTGAGCTCGGTTATGAGACAGATACCGCTCAGATGAAGATTGGTAACGGGTCTCTTACCTGGAGCGCCCTACCATATAGCGCAGTAAATGAGGCATACGTAGATAACGCGATTGCTAACGTAGTAGGTTTGGCTCCAGAAACACTGGACACCCTAAACGAGCTAGCTGCCGCGATGGGAGACAACCCAAGTTTTATATCTGACATAGAAGACGACATTGACAGCGCCAGAGCTTATGCTACTGGTTACACTGACAACGCAATAGCCAATCTTATCGCTTCAGCTCCTTCAGCTTTAGATACACTGAATGAGCTAGCTAGTGCTTTAGGCTCTGACGCTAACTTCAGCACTACAGTAACAACAGCCCTGTCAGAGAGACTTCAGTTTGTGGCTGACAACGTAGCTAACTACGAAGCTAACAACCCAATCATTGATGAAAACATTCTAGCTATCGAAGTAGATAGCGGAAATGTTAAAATTGGTGACGGCGTAAACGCTTGGAACACTTTAGTTTACGTAAACCAGGCCTTCTTCTCTGGCATGATCGATGAAGTTTCTGCAGATAAGGTGTCAGAGCACAACTCTGACACAACTGCAGTTCACGGAATAGCTGACACCTCCCTGCTGGTAACTTCACCTGTACTAGAAAACGCTATCTCAGATGCGCTAGAGGACTACACGACAACTGATGATCTAGCTAATTCATACGTGAATAACACCACAATAGAGAACTACGCTCTTTTGACTGACTTAGAGCCTTACGCGACTAACACCAACCTGGACTTGAAGGCCCCTCTAGCAAATCCTACGTTTACTGGCACCGTATCATTGCCAGCAAGCATCGAGATCAATAACATTAGCATTGGCAATACCACAGCTACAGAGATCTCATACCTTGCTAACGTGACATCTGACGTACAGTCTCAGATTGACGCAAAAGCCCCTCTAAACTCTCCGTCATTCACTGGAACTGTGTCACTTCCAACAACAACTGACATCGGAAACGTCAGTTCTACTGAACTAGAGCACCTAAATGGTGTAACTTCAGGAATTCAGGCTCAGCTTGATGGAAAACTTGACTCTTCAACCGCTGCTACAACCTACGCACCGATCTCTAATGCATCGTTCAATGGAACTGTGGCTTTGCCTATAATGACATCAATCGGGAATGTCTCGTCTGATGAGCTCGGGTACCTCAATGGGGTAACCTCTGCCATTCAGGCTCAGTTGGACGACAAGGCTCCGACTGCTGACCCTACATTTACAGGAACAGTTTCCGGTGTAACTAAGTCCCACGTTGGGCTAGGTGACGTTGACAATACTTCTGACGCAGATAAGCCAATCTCAACTGCAACTCAGACTGCTCTTGATGCCAAGCTAGATCTAGCTGGTGGAACCCTTACTGGTCCATTGACTCTTTCAGGTGCACCAACTTCTGACCTACACGCAGCAACAAAGCAGTACGTCGATGGTTTAGCAGCTGGAATTAACTTCCACCAGCCAGTAGTTGCCGCAACCGCAGGTAACCTTGCTGGTACATATGACAACGGAACCTCTGGTGTAGGTGCAACCCTTACCAAGGCATCGAACGGTGCAATCGGCACAATTGACGGTGCATCGGTTTCTGTAGGTAACAGAATCCTTCTACGCGCACAGACTGACGCTAAAGAAAACGGCGTCTATGTGATTACTGCAGTCGGAAGCGCGAGCGCTCCATGGGTTATAACTCGTGCAGCAGACGCAGACAACAACCCAGCAGGCGAGTTGGCTAACGGAGACTTTGTATTCGTAACAGGCGGTTCAACCAATGGATCAAAGGGCTTTATCTTAAGCACCACAGGCACGATCACAATTGGAACAACAGAAGTTAACTACGCCCAGTTCAATGCGTCCGAGGCAATTACTGCTGGAACAAACATCGATAAGACTGGCTCGACTATTTCCGTAGTGTCAGACCCGACATTCGCCAATGTTGTGACAGTAAGCTCTGGGATTAAATTCTCTGACAACACTATCCAGACCTCTGCCGGTGTCCCGTCTTTGACTCAGTTCATTCAGAAGACATCAAGCTACACGCTTGATGCCCTAACTTTGATTGACGAAGTGATCGAGGTAGACAGCTCTTCTGCGACTACTATCACAATCCCAACTAACGCGACTCTAGCTTGGCCAGTAGGCGCTTCAGTGGACATTCTTCAAGTAGGAACTGGACAAGTAACAATTGCCGCCGCAGGTGGAGTTACCTTGAACTTTACGCCAGGAAACAAGCTCAGAACACGTTGGTCAAGCTGTACTATAATGAAACGTGGCACTGACAGCTGGATTCTATACGGCGACCTAACCGCCTAATATCAGGGAGAATTTGAATGGCAAAGAAAGAAGCAGGCGCAAAGTCGTCTCAACAGAATGACTTTTTAGCTCCGCTACCTGCAGAAAATGTCACTGCTACGGACGTTGGCACAAATAGGCCGTACAATGACGGTCAGTTGACTGTCACTTGGACTATAAATAGCCTGTCGCCTGCTGCTGTCAGCTACACAGTTAAAGACTCTGGTGGCAATCAGCTAGGCACAGGATCGCTGCCTTCTCCAGTTAGCGGCGTATACTCGGTTCAAGTCTCTGGACTGTTGTCAGATGTCACGTATACAGTAAGTGTAATCCTGACTAATGCATCAGGAGACTCCACTCCATCGGCTGCTTCAGCAGTTAAAGTTACCACGGTGCCACAGACTCCGGCTAAGCCAGTAGCCACCACTGTTGCTGCTGACTCAGACAACGTTACATGGGTTGCCCCGGCCTCCGGCGGTAAGCTTATAACACTGTACGAATGGGTCTGTGATGACGGCAAGGCAAACAACACCGCATTAACTTCTATATCTGTAGCCCAGGAAGGTGCTGGGCCTTCTACTAACGCTTATAAAGTTAGAGCAGTTAACGCCAATGGCGTATCAGACTATTCAGTTTTCTCGGACTCGGTAGACACCCTACCTCCATTCTTCCCTCCGTTCTTCCCTCCATTCTTCCCTCCATTCTTCCCTCCGTTCTTCCCTCCGTTCTTCCCTCCGTTCTTCCCTCCATTCTTCCCTCCATTCTTCCCTCCGTTCTTCCCTCCGTTCTTCCCACCGTTCTTCCCGCCTAGATTCCCGTTCTTCCCTCCGTTCTTCCCACCGTTCTTCCCGCCTAGATTCCCGTTCTTCCCACCTAGCTTCCCGTTCTTCCCGCCTATTTTCCCTGCACACCGTTGTATTGCAGAAGGCACATTGGTGGACACCCCTCGTGGAAAGATTCCAGTCGAGCAGCTGCAAGCTGGCGACATGGTTCTATCTGTGATAATTGATGAACTATCCGCTGAGGACAACACCCCAGGCGAGTTCTCAATCGGTTCATCGCTAACCCTATCTGGTGCAAAGGCCGTAGAGACTCAGGTGACTGCAATCCTTGAGACCATCAAGACTGCAATTGTCTACTTCAATGGCAACGATGCAGCTAAGTACTCTGCAGAGCAGCCTCTGTTCGTGAAGGTTGGAGACTCTTACGAGGTTAGACTAGCTGGCAAGTTGGCCGTAGGCGACCACCTGATTAAGGTGGACGAGGACGGTACTTCATCAGAAGAGCTAATCACCGAGGTCACCACCCTAGACACACCTACCAAGGTGTACCAGATATCGTGTGACCCATACCACTGGTTTATTGCCGGTGGGTACCTATCTCACAATAAGTAACAACTAAAAAAGTAGCCGCCCACCACCGGGCGGCTATTTTTTTATACTAAGATTGCAGTAGGCTATAGGATAGACTAAACAACCACTAAACCTAAAGGAAAACTATGAACCACTGGTTTACGAAAGATCGTTCAGAGACAATCACAAACACCATGGGGGATAGGACTATCCACAGCGGTATTTCTGTCATAAACCCAGCTATGGGTATAAATATCTATAGGGGAGCTATAACCAAGGAGACTGGGCAGAAGCACATCGACACCTTGGAGTCAAACCTAAACGGTCAAACTTCCTTCTCTTGGGCAGGGGCCCAGGTCACTAACTCTGATGAAGTGGATCTAGAGGCTAGAAATGCAAAAGATTTTAAGTTTAACTCTAAGGGACTAGGACCTAGAAACGAAGAGAATGAAAAACTCTACGATATGCACGAGGAAGTTTTTCAGGCAGTTCGTGCTTGCGTGAATGACTACGGTAATTACTGGGGCGTAGGAATGAATTTCTACGAAGCATTTAATTTCGTTAAGTACGAAGGCGCTGGAACTCACTTTAAAGTTCATGCTGACCACGGTCCAACTTACGTATGTACCGTCTCGGTAGTGGTCTACCTAAATGACGACTATGAGGGTGGCGAAATAATTTTTCCTAGATTCAACCTAACCCACAAACCGCAGGCTGGCGACATTATTATCTTCCCATCGACGTATGTCTACGAGCACTCATCTGAAGATATGATTTCTGGAACTAAGTACGCAGTTGTGATTATGACCGACTATAATGACAGAGACGACGTAAACCACCGAGTGCCGCAAACAATCCAAGAATACGAACTTAAATACTAGATCGAGGAACAGTGTCAGAAGAATCCCTAAAGCCTTCGGAAGATTCTGCTGCAGAAGCAGAGCAGAAGAGTCAAGAAGAGCAAAAAAATATTCAAAATCGACTAGCAAACTGGTATCAAGTAGACGAGGTTACATGGAGCTCTGCTGAAGAAGTATCTCCTGGCAGCGGAATCTGGGTATATCACGACGTTCTTCCTGAAGATATGAATATCATTCAGAGAATAGAAGAAGTCATAGATAGCCCAGATAACGACTATGAGTACCAAGAAGCGATGGTTGGGTACTCCATGAAAATACCGGAGTATCGCGACTGCGTTGATTTTAAATACAAAGAGAACGATTTTGATCACGATCAAAGCGAGTGGGGCGACAAGCTAAGGCAGCTAGCTAGAGATACTAAATACCGTCAGTTGCAAGTAGTGAAGGACTACACTCGTCGCTACAACATCGGAGAGCTTCGTTACTGGGAAGCAACTAACTACGTACGATATGGCGTAGGGCAGCACTTCCAGGAGCACCACGATCACGGCTACTCATATAACTGCGTAGTCTCTCTAGTAGCGTACCCAAATGACGACTACGAGGGTGGGGAGCTTTTCTTTAGACTACAAAACATAAGTGCAAAAGCTCGCGCCGGCGATGTGTTTATTTTCCCATCTAACTTTATGTACCCTCACAGGGCTATGCCGGTTAGGTCAGGGACTAAGTATTCAATGGTAACTATGCTCGACTACTCCGACAAATACCACAGCGCAGAATTCTTCAGGGATACAGACAGCTAATGAAGCAGATCTCAGTACAGAAGCTATTTCCACCAGGTCAAAATGCTGACATATATCAGCTACCAGCACGTAGACCATGGATGGATGATACCGAAAATAAGCACGCGTACATGTGCTTCCCACTGAATATCACCAACCGCCTAGGCTGGGCAATCTCGTTCCCCGAGGACATTAGATTTATCTGGGATGGCATAACAGATACAACGCCAGACCACATTACGATACTTGAAGGTGAAAAATTTTTAAGTAGGTCTAGGGGTAATGCAACTATCGGATTTCTCACTGGTCTAAAATTTACGACCGACGAGAAAACAACAATGTTGGCGATGCCAGTGCCAAACCTATTTGTACGCGGGGCCCAGTGCTACACCACTTTGATGAGCACCTCTTTCTACTTCCACATGCTGCCAATTGCTTGGAGGCTTACTGAACCGAATGTAGAGATATATATCCCTGCAGGGACACCAGTAGCAACTGTTATCCCAATCTCGCTTACTGACTTAGAAGAGAATTACGAGTTGACTATAAACGAAACGCCAGCATCCGCCGAGTACTGGGAAGAAGTGACTAAATATGGAGATGCCAACGAAATAAAAAGCGGTGTTGGCGACTGGTCAAAGATGTACAGAGAAGGAGTAGACTACACTGGTGCTCCTGTTGGCTCACACGAGACAAAATCTATAAAACTAAAAACCGTCACATGCCCATTTACCGGTAACTCCTACGAGGTAGAGGACGTGGAGTAGGTGGAAACTAAAAAGATTAAATTTGTAATAAATAGACCATGGCTTAATAGAGACAGCGACTCGGCCCCAAAGCCAGTAATCAAGACTATCCCTGACTGGTACAGAAACGGGGACAGGTTTGCCAAACATCCGATGACAGGGGAGTATTGGAAGGATCCGCAAAATGGCGGAAAAATTCCAACATGGAAGTCATGCCCATCGGTGTACGACATCATGGGATCTGGTTACGTATATCGTACGCCCTGCGACATAGAGTTTAAAGAAAACGTATACGGCCAAATAGAAGCAAAAGTATTAGACGAGAAGAATAAAGATTTTCTACAAGTCAGAATGCCTATGCCAGGATTTAAAGCACCAATGGGCTACCATGAAGTTCATTTTGCATGGTGGGCAGATTGGGCAGTGGAGCTCCCAGCGGGATACAGTGCACTGTACTCTCAGCCTTTCAATAGATTCGAGCTGCCGTTCATAACTACCAGTGGAATTATTGACAACGACAAGGTTCATCTACCTGGAACAATGCCATTTTTTGTGGCTAAAGGGTTTCAAGGCATCATCCCTGCAGGAACTCCATACGCTCAGATCATACCGTTCAAGCGAGAAAGCTGGGAATCCGAGATTGTAGACTCCATGAGCTATGACGATATGGTCAAAAAGAACATGGAAAATAGTGAAAAATATAGAGTACCAGATGGCGGCGTATATCAAAGAGACGTCTGGGAACGACGCAAGTACGAATAAGGTAGGATAAACTAGTGAATAAAGAATATGCAAATAACGACATTGTCCCCTATGCGTCAATCACTCCGTCAGGGTTTTTTGGTGATTCTCCGGACAATATTGTTGCAATAGAAGACTTTATGACGGATGAAGAGCTCACCTATTTAAACAATTTTGCAAAGAATAACGAACTTTGGGACGTAACGGAGACTCATTACAGCGACGACGGAACTGTAATCTACGATTCAAACTACTGGGACCACCGAGTGGCCACTGCACCCCTCCTAAAAGAGGCCGACCCTAGAGTAGTAGAACTTATTTCAAATATGCAAGCTCGACTAAAAGAGAGAGTAGACGAGTTCTTTAGCGTAGACGCCCACCCAACTAGTCCGGCAATTGTTAGATGGCTGCCAGGTCAGCGTCAGCAACCTCACGCAGACAAGGAGCTCCACGAGGGTGACGGTAGAGGTAAGCCTAATGATTTTCCTTACTACGACATTTCAGGGCTTTTCTATCTGAACGATGAGTACGAGGGCGGAGAGCTCTATTTCCCTAACCAGGGAATCCAGTTCAAACCTAAGGCCGGAGCCGCGTATTTCTTCCCAGGGGATATGAATTATATCCATGGAGTCACAGAAATCAAGTCTGGAATTAGATACGTTTGTCCATTCTTTTGGACCGTCAAATCCCACAATTCAAAATAACATATAGAATTAAACTAGACAAAGAGAGTTAGGGCATAAATTGCATTTAGCAAAAAAGCTACACGAAGAAGTTTTCCTGTACGAAGATGTTTTCGCTGATCCTGACGGACTTATACGCCTAATCGAAGAGCTAGACGAAGACGAAACCACTCACTCTGTAATCCCAGAATGGGGATTCTGGTTCTCAAACAGCCGCGATGGTCACAGCTTTGGCAGCAAAAAAGACTTTGCACCCGAAAGACTTTCGGAACTAGAATCATCTCGCAAGGCTGACGTGGAGAAGGTAGTCACTACCATTCAGAAAGCAATCCGCGATGTAGCCGAGGGGTACTATCGTGACCGTGGCCTAGAAGGCGAACCTAACATGTCACCATTCGCCGGTGTTATGAAGTATCGACCAGGCTGCGAGATGGGCGCACACTTTGATGCTCAGGCTGGCGACAGAACTTTAAAGTATTCGATTGTTCTCTATTTGAATGACAACTATGAAGGCGGAGAGATCTCTTTCATTGTCCGCCCTTATGACTTAAGAAATCCAAAAAATTTCCACCTTCAGCCTATTCCAGATGCAGATGACGAGAGAAATGCAGAGCTTGTTGACTTTACCCTAAAACCTAAAGCCGCATCTGCTCTAATCTTCCCGTCTACTCACCCATTTAAGCACCAGGTCCACATAGTTAAAAGTGGAGATAAGTATATCTTCCCAGGTTTTGTCTTCAAGGAAGACTTTAACCCAGAGGACGATGACTCAAGACGAGAGTACAACGCTGGGTCGCTATACGAGACACCAGAAGAAGGAAAGTACTTAGACGAAGATTAGTCTATGTATGAAGTTTTAGCCCCCGAGGTTCTTTATTTTCCGAGTTTTCTATCTGACCACGCCAAATTTATAGAAACTGTAAATGCAACGTCTGCTTGGTCTGAGTGGAAACCTAATGATCACTCCATTAGCGGGTTCTCCTACGGCACGTTAAAAACTTTTGGCACCCATGAGTACAGAGATATCGTAGAACCTCTAAACAAAAACAATGTCAGATACATAGTTAATACGGTAAAAAAAGTAAACCTAATTTGCGGCTACGAATACTTAAAGAGCCAAAATGCATCGCACGCAGAGATTGATAACTTTAAAAAATCTGTACTTTTAGATAAAATAACTATTGGTATCAAAAAATATCGTGAAAATGGCCCAGCCCTGGGGCCGCATCCGGACACTGATCTAGATAATCCTAGAGACGAATTCAGTATAACCTTTTACCCAAACGACGCATATGAAGGCGGAGAGTTGAACTTTCCGGATATTGGCGTATCAGTGAAGCCTAAAGCTGGCAGTGTGGTAGTATATCCATCGAAGCACATACACGAGTCCCTGCCAGTATCCTCTGGAGAGAAGTATGTGACTAACTATGTATATCTAGCAGCGGAGAAATTGTGGAAATAGAATACAAGATACCGTATGAAAATGTAGTATATTTCCCGGGAATAGTCGA